TGAACAGTGTTTCCTTGGAAATCATGCCAGCGTTCGCCATGGCCACCAGCGTGGGCAGTGACACTTCGGGCATGTAATCCACGTCGAAGCTGCCGCGCATCTCAACCGTGCCACCCTCGCCCAGGCTTCGGTAGTCGGCCATGAACTGGAGCAGCTGAGCCAGGCAGTCGGCGAAGTGGTTCGCCATGCGCGACAGTGGGGAAAGATCCTGCGCAGCCTCTTCTTCGGCCTGCGTGGCCGTTTTGGTGGCAGACTTGTCAGGCGTGAGCAGCTTTGCTCCAGCCATACGCATTTCCGCAATCAGGTCTAACAAAGCCTGACGTCCGGCATCGACAGCCTTGCCGGTGTGCTCGACATACTTCATGTCGCCGTTAATGGGCAGGTCCGTAAGCGCCCCGGTGCCCACCTTGAACTCAGGCGGGATTACCTTCCCTTGATTGTCGTACTGGGCCTGCACGCCGATACGCACCAGAATAGGCACGCGGATCACATGCAGGATGTTGTCTTGGTCGCTCTGGCTCTGCCAGTGCTTGATGTTGAGGTGGGCCAGCTCCAGCAGCGGCGGCTTAGCCGTCATAAAGCCTGTGCGCCCTGTGTAGAACGTCACCCAGGGGATTACGCTAAGGTTGGTTGTCCCCTGATCGTGAATCGCCCATACGCCACCCTCTTTAGGCTTGCGGTAGGTCGTCCACTTGCCAGGCTCCAGCACGCGAATCTGTGCGACGCGTTTGGTGCCGAAGTCTCCGTCAGACTCTTCGATCATTTCGCGGTAACGCACCTGGCTCAGTACGCCATCACGCACGCGCCACCCGCAAACCTGCTCAGGCTTCACCATGACGACGTAAGGGCGAACCCCGGCTGCCTTCTCATCGGCCTGAGTGCGAACACCTACCGCCTTCTGGTGGTCAACGAACGCGTGACACAAGCCGTGGCTGAGACCTTCCCGAAAGAAGTCCACCGACCAAGCGTTGATGTCGTTGTTCGCGTTGTCGATGTTGCTGGCCAGCTCCTTGACCTGCTCAGGCACGTCGTCACCCAGTTGCAGCGGCTCAGCGAACACGCGGGAGGTCATGTTTCCGACCGTCTCGGAGTAGGCAGGCAGCAGCGTGGAAAGGCGCAAACGCTCTTTGTAAACCTCATCGTCTTCTGCCGGGTACTTAGGCAGTAAAGCCGGAGCTGCACGCATGGCCAGCGTCCCGCCCATCAGAGGCGTAATCACGTCCCAATAGGCGCTCATCTGGTCTACGGCATCCAGTGTGATGCTTGGGTCGTTGGACATGGTTACATTCTCAGAGGTTGGGTGTGCGTGACTACATGGTTAATCGGGTACAGGAACGCCAGCGGGTATCCGGCAGCGTCGTTCAAATGGTCGACGCCTGACTTCTTATCCGGCATGCCGTTCGTATCGTAGGTCTGCTGCTCTAGGCCATCAGTGAGGTGCGGGCAACGGTTTGTGTTGACCTTCAGCCTGCGCTCGCCCTTGCCATTCAGGATCAGGGCATTAACTGCGTTCACACGGTCAGCGATAGCCGGGTTCACCGAGTTAACGCGAATTGCAAAGCCGGCCTGCCGCAAGATGCTCAGGTCTGACTCGCTCGCGTTCTTGCTGCTGGAGTTGGCACCAGAGGCGTCGGGGAATATCTGGATCGGGTGACCCTTGTCGGCATATTTGCGCTTCAGCAGGTCCGCCATGTACGGCGTATCTCGCCCGTCAGTGATCTCGGCCACCGCCTGGGGAAGGCCGTCACGCAAGACGTAAATGACTGAGCTCATTTTCAGGCGGTTAAAGTCCATCCCAACCAAAAGAGGCTCATATGCGCGCTCGACTTCATTGGTATGGTTAAGTGTGCGGCTGAAGTCGGGGTAGACCGCCCCCGATGTCAAGTTGACGAACTTGCCACGCAGGTATGCACTAATCAGCTGAGGCGGATATGAACCCACCAACGATGAGATGTAGTCGTCCGGCAGGTTGAGCTCATTGTCGTAGGTGCTGGCTTGCACCATGCCATACAAGGTTTTTAGTTCTGGCTTCTCGCTCAGTTGCTTAACGAACTGCTGGTACGTGAACTTGAACCCTTCCGGTGTTGTGGCCACATCAACGCCATTCTTCAGCCCGGGCACTTTGTAGCGCATCCGGGCAATGATCTTGCGCCAGGCTTGCTCAGCCTTGAGTTTGGCCATCACGTCGAGCTCATCGACCAGGGCGTGGCCGATCTTGAAGCCGACGATGGTCGCAGGCTTTTCCATCGACCGGCAGATAACCGTGTTGCGGTACTGGCCGCCGGCATAGAAGTCGACTTCTTTGTCGGACTCCTTGATCTTGATTTTGAGCCCCCAATCGAACGCAACTTCCTCGATTGTCGGAAAGAAGATGTCGCGGATCTGAGGGTAAGTAGGGGCGAAGTAACCAGCGTTGATCCTTGGCCATTCCCACACGTGCTGGCACAGACCTGCGCAGCCAACCCACGTCTTCCCCGATCCGAACCCTGCAACGAATGCACGGAACTTCTGAGGCATTGCCAGGAACTGGGCCTGAGGAACGTTAAGCGTCGGCATCAGGCTTCCTCGCGTCCACTACGTCGACCTGCACCCGAGTTGGCGCCAGATTGTCGTGGGGGTTTTCATTCTTGGTCTGCCGGTTGACGTACACGTCGCCGACTTCCTTGGCGGCCTGCTCCAGTAGCTGGGCAGTCAGCGCCATGTTCTTCATGTTCTCAGCCTTCTCGGCCATACGGCCAAGCGCTCGCAATCGATAAGCGCGGTTGGCGATCGGGATCTCTACCGTCTCTTCACGGAAGCGCTTGCGGGCATCGTGAAACATTTCCACCCAGCGCTTGGCCAGGGTCTTACTGCATCGCTTCGTAGGGTCGTGCGATTCCACCTGTTGGCGGCTCACTTCGACACTGAATTCACGCTTGACGGCCTCGGCCACCTGGGAGGGTGTATCGAAGCAGGCGAGTGCCTGAACGATAAAGGCCTTCACCTCGCTGCTCAGGGCTGCCATAGGTTTGGATTCCGTCTATTGCTGTCTAACCTCAGGCCGACTTGAGCAGACAGGTTCCGCAGGCCCTCGATATGTTCAATTTCCCCACCTCAGCAGGATTGTTTGCAGCGTCCACCAGCTCTTGCACTTGAGGGCTCGCCCCATACCGGCGCACCACACCAACGAACTCTTCAACGTCGTGTCCGCGCATCTCAAGCTTGGGCAGTCCTTCTTGCGTGAACGCTGGCTGACCGTACTTATCGGTAGCTTGGGCGATGTGGTAGAGCTCATGCTCGACCAGTGCGCAGAAGTCAGCGTCAGAACACTGGGCGCAGTAGTCGGCAGCCAGCGTGATGATGTAAGCCGGCACATCGCCGAACCAATCACGCATCTGTTGTTCCATCCGGGCTTTCTGCCAACCACCCGCGCGGAACGCTACTTGTTCGGCTTGCCCCAAGACCGTACGACCCTGCTTGGCGAAGCTCGACGACGCCCACATGATCTGGATGTCTGCATCCAGTAGGTGGGCGTGGTCTTCGTTGTGGATGCTCCCGGTGTCGGCAAGTATCTCGGCTTGGAGCCATTCCCACACTTCAGGGGCGGGCGTCAGGCGGACACCGAAGTCCGAGAGGTCCGATAGCTCAAGCAGTGACGCCGGGGGTAGTGGTCTTTGCATCAGCCATCCCCTCGTTGATGAACACACTGCGGATCGTGCCGCCTGTGTAGATGTCTCGCTTCATCGCAGCACGCACCGCATCTTCTGCGCTTGCACCCATATCCATTGCGGCAATTGCATATGCAGAGCCACTGCCAATGGCATCTGGATTGGAAAGGTCGAGCTCCTGTTTCCAGATTCCTGTCTTATCGTCATGACCTACCATCATTAGATTGCCGCCATCGACGACATAGCCTGAGCATTCGACAGGGACCGCCGAGGGAGTGCCGAAGTAGGCCGCGATAAGCGCCTTCTCGTCGCACACCGCACCCGACAGAAAGAAGCTGACCCCACTGACAACCTGGCACTTCGGGGCATTGTCAGAGACAATGCGATCGTTTCGGGTTTGGCGAGAGTCATAGGCGATCACGCCGTCTTTGTAGGCAATGGTCGTCATTGGATCGGCCCCTCTCCCATTCGGAATGTCTTGTTGGCGCGGGTGTAGCCGCCGCAATAGATGACTCTAATTTCACCCCATACAGGGTGGAAGTCGACATGCTCACCATCCGTGGACTTGAGCGGAGTATCCACGACAACAGCAATTCCGACCTTGGTGTCGCAGTACCTGACGCCATCAACACGCTGGCCGTCGATGAACACTTCCCGTCGACCCCGGCCATCATCCCAGTAGTGGACGTGCTCGCCTGATTGTTCGCTCATGCCCTGCTCCTCTCTCGCGCCACGATTTGGCGCATTCGAAAACGTGGCGCGGCTCAATCCATCCGCAGAATGCGAGCGACATTGCCCCGAGCGCGATATACCAGTACCGACAGAACAATCAGTACCATCAACAGGAAAGGCGACACCGTCGGCACGGGCTTGGAAAACATCACCGACAACGTGATAAGTAGTGACTCGCACCCTGTGCCAACGGCCAGCAAGTAAGCCAGCCATGACACTCCTGCGCGGTACCGAGCACCGTCACGGCGATAAGCCGCAATGCGGTAGCAGATGGCACCGCACAAGGTGCCTGCTATTAACGTCCAAGGGTCAACCATTGCGACCTCCAAAGCGGTCAGCGATGAAGCGCAACCAGCCAGGCGTCTTTCCGCCTTGAACCCACTCCAGCAGGCTGATGCAGATCACCACGCAAAACAGCGCGCCGAAAAAGGCCACCAGACCCGAGGTGTTGGCCCAGTTACGCCCCATCACTTCGCTCGATACGTAATAGCCCAGCACCCAGGAGGCAAGGAAGTAACCGAAGCGCGACCATGGCGTCAGCTCTCTGGCAAATACCACAAAGAACATGGCACCGGCAAAAGCCCCGACCACTGCATTTACATCAATTCCAGGGATAAGGCTGGCAGTGGTCATGCCAACAGCAGCCGTCACCGCCAGCGCACCGGTACTCGGTTCGGCCATCGTTGATACTCCACAAAGAAAAAACCCGCACAAAGGCGGGCGTATGGCTCCGTGCTATCGTCGACGCCCCTACAGCAAGACGATGGACCGAGCCATGGCAAAAACAAATATCGAGCGTTTTGATGAGATGAGCGCAGACATACTCGCCCACCTGTATGAAGCATTCCCTGTGCACACAGGTGTATCGCCCCGGACTGCAGGCCTCGCCGAGGTCGAAATCCTGGACTATGACCCTGTGACTGGAACTTCCGAAACCGCCGGAGAGCGCGACCCGGAAACCGATTTCTTTGAGGCGACTTTGGCTTGGCTGGTCCAGTCAGGATTTGTGCTGCGCAAAGATAACGGTCATTTCTCCTGTACCTACGTACTGACCTCGCTCGGACTTCAGGCGCTTAAGCACGTACCAAAGCCATCACTCGGCAGCGAGACCCTTGGAGAAAAGCTCTCCACCGCCACCAAGAGCGGAGCCAAGGAGATGGCCAAGGAGGCTCTGAATCAGGCTTTGTCCATCGGCATGCGAGTGCTTACAAAGAGCACCGAACTTTAGATCTCGGTTCTCACGCTTTCCCGACAGAGCAGCCGTACAGACGCTTGCAGCGACTTGACGTCTCCCCTGAGCGCCCGGATCTCAGCACCACCATCGGTCGGAGCGAGATCCTGGGGCGCCGCTTTACCGCCACCACTCGCCGGACGAGCCCGATCAAGCAGCTCATCTAACCGGCTCAGCTCTATACGCCTGGAGTCAAGGCGCTTACTGACAGCGACAAGTGTTTCTGCAGCCTTCTGAAAGCGCTCCAGCGCCTCCGCATGGAGCTTCGTCGCCTCGGCCAACTTCCGCTCGTCGCTAATAATCATTTCAACCAGGCAGCGGTATTCACTCTTCATCGCCGAACTCCGAAAGCAAATGCCCTGCGCATGCAGAGACACGAATGAGGCCCTCGTTGAACTTGCAGGCAGAGGTTCCGAGGGGTTTGGGTAAATCGTGGGCACAAAAAAACCCGACACAGTGGCCGGGTTCTTTGTTGTCATTCTTAACACGCAAGAAGGACAAGATAGGCATTAATCTATGCCATTCTGCCACTATCCGTCAAGCAGCATTTTGAGCAATCAACCCTTCCCCATCCAGAATGCCCTGAGCCTCACTCAGCGCCTCATCAACTCTGCGCCGCAGGTCCTTGCAGATGGCGGACTTCCAGCGGTATTGGGTGCGCTCGGGTACCGGATCATCTAGCCAGTTATCCATCGAATACCAGCCCGCAGGCAGGACGCTAGTTGAGCGCTTGCCATCCTGACCTGGGAGCTTGGGCATAGCCCATGTCACGACGGCCGCATGTCTGAATCGCTCCGGCGCTGGCGACCTAATGGCCTTGGCAATCAAGATTATCGCGGCGTGTTTGCGCTCCGCGTGGGTCGAGTACTGGGCGACCAGCGCATTCCAATGATCAGGGGCGAGCTGGGCACGAAGCCTTGCGTGAACCATGCAGTCGACGAGGAATGCAGCCTCCTTCCCGACGATCTCCCCCTTCTGCTTGGCGCACTGCACCTTTGGCTCAAAGTCGCAGCCGCCGGCGGAACTGATGGTCTCGGCCGCAAGGGCGCGAACTACTGCTGAAACAACGTTGCGATAGATCATGCTGCAGCCCTCTTCAGTTCTTTGGTCTTTGCCCGGTACTCGGCGGTGATCGCCTTCAGGTCGTCGATGGTGTAGCGCTTTGGCTCGCTGGGCCCTAATAGGGCCTCTACGGCCTCGGCGCCGATGCGGCGGATCAGCTCAGGCTGATAGCCAAGGATGTTTCCGCTCAGGTGGTTGTTGCAGACTGAACAGGCGCGGTGCACGTTGAGCGGGTTAAACCTGTGTTCTGGCGACGATCCAACGCTGCGGAAGTGAGATGCGTGCCATTGACCGTCCCAGGTCGCGGGCTTGTTGCAGCTCACACAGCCAAGTGCGGCGTCACGCAGGCGTACCCAGGCGTTAAAAGCGGCTTGAGCCTCACGCATGTACTGCCCCTTAGGCTTAACGCGCTCCTTGGCCGCTCTCAGCTCCTTGCGGCCTACATCAGCGATGGCCTTGCGGGCTTTGTTGGCGTTCACGTCCTTGATGGCCAGGCCGCAGGTGTAGTTGCACACCGCCTGTCCCAGGCGTTGCGGGACGAATGAGGCCCTGCAATCTGGGTTCTTGCAGGTCTTTGGCTTGGGTTGTTTGCGCTCGATCGTCATAGAGCCTTCCTTGCAGCACGCTCAACTTCAGCTTTTCGCTCTCGGCGCTTCCGCTCGAAGTCTTCGATGGAGCGCTGCCGGCGCCGGTCGGCGAAGTGGCCCACGATCACGCCGATGACGAGGACAAGAAAAACGACAATCCAAAACTGCTCTGCCAGAGTCATCAATACCGCCCTCCCCAATTGTCCTTCTGCGTCCAGCGCACCTGGTGTTCGGCGCCGAAGGCATGCACCCACTCGATCAACTCGCCGCACTGCTTCACGGTGAGCTTGCTGGTGCGCTCGTAGATGACGTCGAAGCCGTGACCGTCTACCGCAGGGATCATCTGCGGCTGATCGCCCGACTCGCGCAGCCAGGCGGCCGTCAGCAGGCGCTTCCAGATCAGGACATCCCACTTCTTCCCGGCGTGTTCGACCTGGGCGGCGATATCGGCCAGGGCCGCGTGCAGGGCCTTGTTCTGCTCCCCACTGCGGTCCACTTCGGTGATGGCCAGCTTCTTGGGCTTGGTGATGTCCATGCCAGCGATATGGCCAAGCACCCTGGCGCGGTCTGATTCGTTGCGGATCTGAAGGCTGGTCACTTGCCCCACCCCGCGAAAGCACTGGACGGACGGTAATAACTTGGGCGTCCAAACCATGTCCCAGGGATGCAGGGACCACAAATGAGAAACGCACCGATCACGACAACAGCGAATTTAAACGTGGTCATGACTGCTCTCCCTGGCCCAGGGCGGCGCGACACCCGACCACCTCCGCCATATCGCGGTCGTACTCCCGGCGCGTCACAGGGTGCATGTCGTCCGGCAGCTGGCCGCCGAATTTCTGAAGCATTTCGCCGTGCAGGGAATCGGCGCACTCGGCCAAGGCATTGCGCAGCTTTGAGATGACCGAAAATATCTCGACCGGCAGGTGCTTCATGAAGTCCAGGGTGCATTCGACCGAAACAGCAGC